ACAGACTGATAGGTAAAACATCTTGAAGAAATCGTTTGGTGCATCTTCTATGAGTTCCATTACCACATCACCTCTATATCATCAACGATACCAGTTTCAATATTACGGGCCTTGACGAAGCCCTCATCCCTACCATGATGTAGTAGGTCGTAGACTAGTTGAGCGTCCTTGAGACAATATTCTGCTACCTCTTGATAGCGACCTTCTTTCCAAGCCTTGGGAGCATCTGCACTATCCATTAGTTTTTCATTACCTAGGGTGTGTTTGCATACATCCCCAAGTGTGACTGACATCCCTGCTACTGAGCGTAGAATAGCGGAGGTGTCTATGATATGTTCTTTGTTGTCCTTCATCAATTGACCAGCATAATGGCAGTCAAGGGCGTCTCTAAGTATCGGCAGGTCGAACCCCATTAGGTTGTGACCTATCACCATACCCCCATCTTCTATATGTTTCTGTAGGTGCTCTCCTAAGTCCCTAGGGTGGAGTGGATGGGTAGTAACCCCATCTAATTCTATGTCCTCCTTGGAAAACACATGCCCGTTGTCACCATCCCATGTGGCTACGACTGTAGGGTCAAACAGATGTGTTGCATCCCAACCACCTACTTCCCATGAGTAGTTGGATGTTTCAATGTCTAGTGCCATTATCTTACTCATGTTGTGTCACCTACCCATCTGATGTAAGGGATGCCAGACATTTTAGTTTCTTTGAATAGAGTCCGGGCCTCCTTGTAGTGGTTGTATACCACAGGGAGACTGCGGTCTTGTAGTCTTCCATAGGCTTTGAGGACTTCTTTCTTCTTCATCCACCCATCACCACGATGGTCACCTAGGTCATAATCTTTGCAGGCTTCTAGTGCCTTGGTCCATGCATCTGCCTTAGCAATCTTCTCAGCCTTGGCAGCACCCAGTTCTAGGTCACTCTCAAGCCAGATTATGAGTCGCTCATAAACATCGTAGAGTATTTCCATTGCCATGTCTATGTGGTCACCCGTGATGACCCACGCTTCGGACGGGTCATATGGACCTTCCTTTCTTGTTTCATTCATCTCAATAAGGAGAAGGTGTGTGGCCATGATGTGGAGATAGTTCTCAATGTTCGGCATGAAAGATAGAACTACATCACTCAGTTTGTCATCCATCCCACTCACCAACCTGTAGAACTCCTCGATTGCTGAGTCCACCGCTGGGTCGAAGTCTCTACTCTTTTGGAACATTGATAGGGCAGATTTTCTGACTAGACGCTCACGCTCTTGTCTCTCCTCCTTGATGTTCCCATCAAGGTCCTCCCACATTACAGCATCCACATGAGGGGAGGTGGCAAACAGGTGCTCCCTTACCATAGCCTCTGTCTCTCTGAAGTGTCGAGCCAGGTCCTCTGTAGACTTGACACCTGCCATTTCATCTGACCACACTCCTTCGTTTCTTCTCTTGGAGACAGCCATCCTCATGTCGTTACTCCAATGGCAGAACAATAGGAGTACACGCTGGAACAAACCTTTGGTTAGGACATACTCTTTCACACCTGCAGGAGGGAAGGTAGTGACCCAATGGGATGTGCGAGACTCAGTCTCAATCTTACCATCTTTCATGTGCTTAGTGAGTGTGTTACTGTGACTGCCGATAGGATTCATCGACTGTTGTAGATAAAGGATGACTTCTTGGAAGAACTGTTTTGGTGTAGGCTGTAGAAGCACGCTCCCCTCATCGAAGTTCAGCAGTTTCTTACCATTGAGTAGCCCCGGAGTCTCCTCTGTGTAGTAGTTACCATCTTCATCTTTCATCTGCTTGAAGGAACCTATCAGTCCAGCGTCTGTGCCAGAGGTGAAGATGTCTGCCTCGAGGTTAGCATGTCTTGCTACCTCACCTATGAATTCCCAAGAGAGAGACTTCCCAGAACGGGTGGGTTGAATCCAAAACACATGGAACCTAGGGTCTAGGTAGGATGCCCAGATTGGTATCCTTACATAGTCCACTACCGACTGACCCTGTAGGTAGAAGAAGGATAACAAGCCCGGTAACTCGTTGAAGAAAGAGGTCTTGTTGAACCTCTCAATGTATTCTCTTAGTATAGGGTAGCGTTTGACTGCAGTGTATTGCCGCCAGGTTCTTCTTGCCATAAGTTGAACGGCGAAGTACCTAGTCTATAATACCTATCCTTATCAAGAAAGAATAATGTCAAGAATTACGAGAACTTCGACGCTCGATGTGGACTGCTTCCTCACTAGTTAGAGCCTCTAGGACTCGAGCCCTGAGTACCTTACCCATGCGTGGTACTCCTCTGAGGCAGTCACCACAAGCAGCCTCCTCTAGACTACCACAGGCATCTAGAATCTTGTCCACCATCTCATCCCCTATGCCTGGAATGGTACGGAGCATGTCTACCCTGACATCATTGCTAGACACCCTGCGGATGGCCTGTGCACCGTGTCTGCTGGCACTCTTGTAGGTCTTCTCATGCAGACCCACTAGGAAGTGTGAAGCCTCCATCAGATTGGGTGCACGGTATACTAGACACCCGAAGTCTGCGGCAACTCTAGCCAAGCCTCCTGCTATCTGCTTTGTTGCAGCGCTAAATGTGATTGAGGCTCCTCTATTCTGTGCCTTCTTGACATACTCCCCTACCTCTCCCCATACTATCACTCCAAACAAGTCTACATTGGCGTCAAGGTTGTCTAATTGCCTCATTAAGTGCCCATTCCTTAGTGATTCTAGGAAGTCCCCTACACTCTTGGCTTCCATGTACCATTCCCCACACTTGTAGTCCCCAACTACTAGATGCTCTCTGAGTATGGAGATAGGGGGGCTCTTCTTGTGAGCCCTGCGCTCCACTGCATCGAAGAGTGGTCCACGCTCATTAGTATCTACTACTAGCGGTCTTACAGACTCCCTGTTCCGTCCCATAACTGGCACCTCCCTAGGCATAAACCGCCAGCCTCGAGAGAAGCACAGTGTTGCTGGTATCCCTTGTCCACTATGGTCTTCACATGGTAGCGAGTAATGTTTTCATCGTAGTCCGCCCACTGAAGGGTGGATAAGTATCTTGATATTGATTCGGCATGGGCTTGACGCATCTCCTGTGTTGTTCGCTCTACAGGCATGAAGTTCCTGAGCCTGGAGGCTAGGTAAATTACTAGGGATTTGCGAGCGTCATGTGGTGGGTTGCTCCCTATCTGACAGGCTGCTTCGACTAGACAGGGGAGAATCTTCACTCCCTCCATCTCTATGGTCTCGAACTGTAGCGCTGGTCCTGATGTGTCGAAGCGTGTCTTCTTCACATGTTCTAGGGGTAGGTCTATGCCGTTGGAACCGTAAGTGAAGTGACCCCTGCGATGTTCTTCTGCTTTCTCGCACACCTCATCCCAAGACCACTTGAGTATCTCTGTGCTCCTGAGTGGTACACTCCACCTCCCTACATGCTGTTTAGCATTGTAGGAATTAGGAATTCGTATGAGTCTAGCCATGTCGAAGGGTACAGTAGGGTCCATGCAGGTCAGGTCTAGACTATCTTTCCAGTCATTGATGACTTTTCTACCTGCAGCCTTGATGAGAGAGACCTCACTACCAGTGGCTGGTCGGTGGGTCTTAGAGAGTTGAATCCAAATGTGAAAACCATTCCCACTAAACCATACAGCGTGGCAGACATCCTTCTCCATCAGAACTTGGTGTAGTCTGCGTACCTGTTCCATCACTCTGTCCCCATCCACATCGAGTACCATACTACCCTTCCTCTCTTTCTTGTCGAAGTCTAGGACGAAATGTCTCACTATAGCAGTGTTGTATTCAGCACGCTTACCGCTGGTCTTGACTGCTCTGTACCCATACACGCTGGTGTAGGCACACTGGCTGTTTCTAAGTGAGGTCCAGTATTGTTCTAGTTCCTCTGGGTTGTGGACTACCTTACGGAACAGTCCCACCTCACGAGGGAAATCGAACTCAAGAACTGAAGTCATCTAATTTCCCCCACTTGAATTCAGTCAAGGCTTTTCTACACTTTTCATACACCAAAAGGATTGTCTCGGGACTCATCATGTGCTCAGGAGTGACTGCAATGTCTAGATATTCTGCTATCGGTATCGGGTCTATCAGATTGTCCTCAGGTGGCTTACCATAATGGATATACACACCTTCACTAGAAGCCTCTACTCTCAGTGCTTCCTGCATCAAGAGACGAAATGCCTCCAGTATAGAGTCCTTTTCTAGATTGCGATTGTAGATGTCTGTCTTTTCCATTCAACTCACCTTGTATTTGGGGCACAGGTCCATGTAGTCACAGTATGAACACTTGAAATCATCCTTGGTAGTTGGGAAGTCTTGGGTGAGATACATCTTGATGAGTTTGGTGATAGCAGTTTGCATTGCCCTCTCACTAACTCTGAGTGTCTTTTCATAGTCTAATAACCCCGCTGAACTGTAACGCCAACCCCAATGGGTCACCGGTAAGTCACCTAATCCTAAGGCCTTTAGTTCTTCCATCGGAGTCAATTCGATTAGCATCTTGTAGTAAGCCATTTCCATTCTCATGGCTGGTAGTTTGTACTTCTTCCACTTACCAGTTTTCAACTCCATAAGGCCTAGCCCATCACTGTCTTGGAATATCCTATCTATCACCCCAACCATTTGTACCTCTACCTCCTCCCCATTTATGTGGAAGGTGGCTTTGGGTGAGAGTTTCACTTCATTACCTACAGGTAGGAACAAACCATCCCCAGTCATTGATAGGCGTTGCATCTCATTTCGCATCAGCCAATCCACATTGAGTTCGTAGTCACGCTCATAGAATGGCTCGTCTCTATCACTCCCCCTTCTCATCTTGATTACCTCTTCCTCAGAAGGGAGCCAGCCCCTGAAGGTCTCTAGAACTGTTCTATTATTGCCTTCTACTACTGCCTTCTTGAGGTCTTCTAAGGCCTCAGGTTCTGCACGCTTGTAGAACTCCTCCAATGTATTGTGAACATCAGTCCCTACTATGAGGTAGGGTTTGGGTTCTTCAGGTACAGCGTGTGTCTTGGAGAGCCACAGTTGTTGTGGGCACCATTTGCTACTGCTTAGAGTACTCTTACTGATTCGTATCTTCACCCCATCCTTTCCCATCTCAGGGGTCCATGCATAAGAGGACTTATCCTCATAGACGAGAGGTAGGGCGACCAAGGTCAGTCCTCCAATTTTGGCGCGGCCTCGTGTGTCATAGTCTTTATAGTCTCTAACTGTATAAGTTTCTCAAGGTATACCACTAGGTCCATTGCTTCCTCTTGTGCGTACACGAGCCAGTCTAATTTGGAGAAGTCTTCCCTCTCCATAGTAGTACCGTATTTGCTCAGCCCTACTAAAGCCCGTTCCTGTATTTTCTTACATGCGGCATCTTCAATTGAACTCAAAGCCAAATTCCTCCAGCGTCGTCTGTCTACTATTCTCTTTTGTCATTGTTCTTCTCTTTTCCATTTTCTTACCACCATCCATACGCCTTAGGACGAGGTGCCCCAAGAGCACCGTCTATGTCCCAACCAAGGGTAGTGTAAACACTATCTAACTTGGCCTTAAGCATTTTCTGGAGTATCGTATCTGAATCTAGCACATAGCCCTCTAACTCAGAGGGGTCTCGGTAGGCTATGGTGTTGGGGATGCCCTGCACATAGGTCCAGGGAACTGAGTCCCCCTTCCCGAACTTTTCGACATCATGGTTGTCACTGTAGTGTATCGCTGCCTTGATACCCCCACCATG